CTTATACAGGCTTTCCTGTCCTATCGCCTCGGTTATCTCTTCTACGTCGCATTGCCAGGGAGTCCCGCGTATCACGTATCCAGCTCCTTTCATTTTTGCGTAATGCTGCATGACTCTTGCTTTGGTTAGTACTTCTTCATCCTTCGGAGTGAAGCGATTGTAGGATCCTCCTTTGGCTGTTCGCCTGCAGGAGCACCACCGCCACCACCATCAAGGTCGGCAGGCATATCCTCCCTGCGCTTCTGGCCTCTCTTGAACATATCGATCTTTTCGTTGCGTCCGCGCTTGTAGCCTTTATCCTCAGCCTCAGCCATGCGTACGTCGTAGTCTTTGATTTTAAAAAGCTTCAGGAAATCATCCTTCTTCAGATCGAAATTAGCGGCTCTGGTTATAAAGCCGTTTTTTAGATCGTAGATCCAATCAATGAGATCCTTAACCTGCTCTGGCTTATAGCCAGCCTCAGTGATTGCTGCATCTAGCTCAGCATCTTCTGCCGCTGTCATTTCAGCAACTTTTGCTTTAAGCTCTTCCTCCTGCTTTGCGGCATCTTTACGCTCCTGTTTACGAGCATCCCTCTTTGCCTTTGCAGTCTCGTTATTCTCCATGTAATCCAGGAGATAATCCAGGTGCTCGTCAAGCAGATACTCGTCCAGATCAAATGGAGATCCGTCGGCTTTCTTTCCACTCATGATACCTGCCATCATCTCAGGAGCTATATCGCTGTTCTGGATGGTCTCGTTCAGTCGCCTGCGCTGTTCCTCGCTCTTGTCATAAGCGTCTAGATCACCAAGGATAGCAGAGCCCAGAGCCTCGTCGTCATCGACGTTAAGATCAGGGTTCTTTCCTTTGTAACGCTCTGCCAAACGCTGTCGGCTAGTCAACTCTTTTGCGTCTTGTTTTTTTACCATAAAACGTCACATTGAATGTTAATTTGCCCAAAATTACGCTGTTTTTCTCTGTCACAGGTCATAAAATGTCAATCAGACTATATAATTTTGTAAAGCACGGTTGTCAGATGAAACATAAAAATTCTATATCACAGACCTACATTAAACGTGACAAAGAGGCTATTCCAAAGCTTTTTCGTCGCGCTAAGGAGATTGCTGAGTATCCAACTACGACCAAAAGACTATTTGAGATCGTGGCAGATTTACCAACACAACAGTTTTATGTGGCTGATGATGCAGCCATGTCGTATATCCGCAAAAGAGTAATGCATGGCGAGCATAAGAAATTCAGAAATCCATATAAACAGCGTTTGTTTGATGCCTTGTATGAAGAGGTGATAAGCATGCTAAAAGAGGAAAAATACAAAGCAATGGGATTAAAGAATACCGTGATCTGCGCTTTATCCAGGCCAGCGCCCTGTATAGGTCTAACACCATTTGTAATTTTTCGCCTGTATGTGCGCAACAGGAAAACCAATGAACAAAATTTTCAAACATGATACGTTTTAAATTATCAATAGTTATTTGTCTGCTTATGGCCCTGGCAGTACCGTTTTCTGCAACAATGGCAGTATCTGCAGGATCTCCTACATATACACATTACATATATATGTTTGGTCACGCAAGCTGGCTCCATTATGCTGTTAATATCTGGTCACTTATGGTACTGCACAATCTTTTCAGGTGGTATCGCGTTATTGCTGCATACTTATGGGCCGTAGTTCTAAGTTATTTTGTACATTTTGACAAGCCGTTGCTGGGAGCATCTGTTATAGTATGCTTCTTTATAGGCATGATCATCTTGAACTTATGGAAGAAACAGCGTTTGTCCGCTATACTTACAGTGGTTATCTTGTTTCTCACTTGTTTTCTGCCAGGATTTGCGGGAATAATACATATCCAGGCGTTTCTTTTCGGACTACTGTTCTTCCTTATAGAGATGCTGATCTGTCACATTCACAAGATTATAAAACCGTAATCTACTATGGCGGCCTCAGCAAATATAACCAAGAAACCAGCTATACCCAAGGCGCAACTACAGAAAATGCTTCTGGAGGACAACAAGCGCATGCGTGTGCTCTTCACTGGTTATAATCCGCTGACAGGAAAAAACGCACCAGGTAAACGCTTCCGTGCTGCCATCAAGGACTTTATGGACGGGCAGGAACTATGGCTTCCATTCCCGATGATACGATCCAGGTTCCTGAGGGTTCTACTCAACTACGGTTCGATAGCAGATTATGTAAAGAGCAAATATCCAGGACGGGATCCTGCGAAGATGCGTCGCGCTGTCATCCGTCGCTTTATACGCCTGCGCTGTAAGCATGACTTCTATTTCTTCGCGTATGCGTATGCACGCATTAAGAATAAGGAAGGAGGCCCAGACATACCTTTCTATCTTCGTCCAGCTCAGATCAAGCTATGCAAGCAGTTTGAGGAGATGCGTTTGAATGGTGTGCCGATTAAAGTGATCCTTCTTAAATGTCGCCAGTGGGGTGGTAGTACACTCACCGACATCTACATGGCCTGGATCATGATCTTCTGGAAAACCAACTGGAACTGTAACATCGTCGGCCACCAGTCTACATCTGCTATCACGGTGTTCAATATGTATGAGCGCCTAATCAATGCTATTCCGCTATGGCTGTTCTACCCTATAGGGCAGCCATATCCTGAGGATGTGCGAAAGATGAAGAGCGACGCAAAGAACCCGAATGTAAAATATCTGGTTCCAAGGTCATGTAAGATACAGACAGGATCTGCTCTTAATCCAGAGGCAGCACGATCAGACGACGTGGCTATGGCGCATATCACCGAGGAAGCCTTCTTTCCTAATACGGAGAAATGGACTCCAGCAAAGGTCGTCAAGTCTGTTATATCGCCTATCACAGGCCTGCCATATCAGTTTGTTGTCCGTGAGTCTACACCAAACGGAATGGAAAACGACTTCCATGACGAATGGGTGCGTGCTGGCAAGTTCGACAGTGAAGGCAATCCTCTGTCATCATATAAGCGTGTCTTTGTTGCCTGGTTTGAGATTGAGACGTATGTGCTACGCTTCAAGAGCGAGGAGGAGCGTATCAAGTTTGCAGGCTGGCTGTGGCAGCACAGAAAAGACGAGGTTGGCAATGGGCGCTATTTCTGGCATCTGTGGGAGATCGGTGCTACCCTGGCTGGCATACACTGGTATATCGAGAAGCTCAAAGACTACACCAGCCTGGAGGATATGCAGCAGGAATATCCGTCCGACGACATCGAGGCTTTCAAATACTCTGGTCGTGCTGTTTTCGACATATACAAAGTCGAACAGCTGCGTGAAGATTGTATTGATCCTATCTTTATTGGTGACATCGAGGGTGACAGCTACAGCCCAACAGCACCGAAAACACCTGGAGGAAATGGCCCGTATGAGAAATACCCGTGCATGCAGAATCTTAGACTCGTCGAGTCTGCTGGTGGCTGCCTGAAGGTGTGGGATATGCCAGATCTTACAGAGATCGTCCGTCACCGCTACCTGGTAGCGGTGGATATTGGTGGTAGCCATCGTACATCCGACTGGTCTGATATTGTCGTATTTGACAGATATGATACTATGTATGGTGGCATGCCTGTTGTGGTTGCTGAATGGCATGGCCACCTGGATCCTGATCAGCTGGCCATGAAATGCGCACAGATAGCTCATTTCTATAACGATGCTTTCCTGGTCATTGAGGCAAATACACCTTACTCCAAGATGAACGATACCGATGGTGATGTATCAGAGCTTTTCTTCCCAATCCTGTTGCCGCTGTATGATAACCTGTACAACAGCAGTCACTCTAAGCTCCAGAAACATAAGACCAAGGAATTGCGCTGGGGTTATTGGACTTCACAGTCTACCAAGGTAGCCATGATACGTAACCTGGCAGCAATTATCCGAGATCGTAAATACATGGAGCGAGAGGCGGAGACACTAAACGAATACTCATATTTCATGCAGTATCCTAACAACAAGTATGGAAATATCCCTGGCAAGCACGATGACCGAGTTATGTCGCGTGCCATTGGACTCCAGGTAGAGAAGGAGATGGATCCATGTTCTATTGTAGAGAAAAAGACTCCAGAAGAGATCGCTATGGAGCGCTTGCGCAAAGCTAAGCCAAAGGCTCCAGAGATTATCAGATAATATTATTAACTTAAAAGTAAACAATATGAAGATCAAAGAAAAGTTTATTGGCGCATTTTTCAAAGTGTATGAGCCTGTCATGCTGCGTGTAGAGAAACTGCGTGCTGTACGTATGTGGCGTGCAGGAGTAAAGGAGTGTATAAAGATGTATAAGGAGCTGGGATCGCCCCGTGTCTATCTCTTCTACGATATAAAGCACTCTGTATGGTCGCCTATGACCTATGAGCCCAACAAGGCCTATAAGCTGTCACTGCGTATGCTGCGACGTATGGGCAAGGTGCGCGGCATGGCTTCTATAAAGAATGTCGAAGATATGAAAGCGGCATCGTTTTATTATACTCCATCCAAATGGGGAGCCCTGGGCTGTGCCGAGGACAATAAGATTCGTGCTGAAAAGCTAGGCAAATGGGTGGACTATTATATCTCCAGCCTGTCAGAGCCTATGCGGAAATGCCAGGAGTACCGACAGCGGGCTGCAAAGCGTCGTCCTGAGAATTGTTAAGACGCTGGCTGCCGTTGTCACGGTTCACGTTGGCTGCTGTGGGCGCTGCACCCATTGCAGCCTGCTGCTGAGCCATCTCCAGCTTACGCTGCTTGTAGTCCTCCCAGGCGCGTTTCAGCTTGGCAGTATCGCCAAAGTCTGCACAATCCAGCATCTGACCAAACTCGATCTCGTTCTTCTGATATGCCTGGAACACAAGCTCCTGTAGCTGTTCACGAATGACAGCACTATTGGCATTGAGTGTCAGCGTCATATCAAAGTCAGCATCACCCATTGTCTCAGGGTTGAAATACTGTCTGAAATCCTCTCCTGCTATCTGTATGCTGCGCTTAGAGTCGTAGAACTGCTGGATAGTCCAGAGCTGCTTGTGGGCTACACGAAGCTGGAAATCATTGAAAGCTCCAAAGTAATCCTCTACGCTGGTTGCCGATCCTTGGCGCTGCATCCTGTATCGCAATCCTGATGTGCCCGACTGTGGCGTTACACCCTGCAGTGCGGGCTGTACACCACTCTGGCTGGTTACAAGTTCCTTATCACGCTGCAGAATCAGGTCTATACCTGCTGGGATCGATTTGTTCTGGATCTGCTGTGGTACGTTTCCGCCTTTCTTCGACGTATAGAGAATCACACCATCAACCTTCACGTAGTTCTCAGCGATCTCAGTCCAGTCCATCTGCTCGTCAATAGACTCTGTATCAATAGCCAGCGATCCTTTGGCGCTGTTCATGATAATAAAGTCAAGAAGGATATTGTCATGGTTGTACTGGCGCTGCTTGTCGATGATACGATCCTCAAAGCTTCTTACCTCTCCCTGCAGACATGGATATGCCAGGAATACATAAGGATGGTAATAGAATGAATAACCATCACGGAGTACCTTATAAGGGCTGACACCTTCATCCAGGAGATAGCCGTTAGGACTCAGGAATCGATAGTACCAGAGCTCTTCAATACGTGGCTCATACTCTATCAGCTCCAGCTGGCTGGGATCGATGTAGTATGTATGATTGCTATCGGCATCCAGGATAGGTAATCCATTCTCATCTCTACGGATGTTATCCAGCTTGCGCTGCTCGTTCTCAGCGTCGATAGCTTCTCTATCCTTTAGTGGACGAAAACCTACGCTGGCGTTCAGGCGGTCATGACACCACAGGGCCCTGTTATACTCCTTGCGCCAGATCTCGATCACGCGATATTTGCCTACTACAGAAGAGTGAAGGAAATCATCCAGGTGATCTACCTGACTCATACCTGTATCATTGTAGCCCTGTATGGGTGCTGTGGTCTTGGCAGCTGTATATATCTCCTGCAGCTTCTTTTCATCGCTTGGCTTGCGATAGAACTTCTGCAACAACTTCGGCCAGGTCATATCATGAGCCTCAGCAATAAACTCTATATCCTCCAGGTCTTTCCTGCCGAATACAGGCACAGCGATCTTAAACGGATCAACAGCGTCTACATACACATCTTCGCGCCCTTTGCGAAAAGCCCACTTTACTTTATCGACAATAAAGCCCATACACAAGTGGGCCTCAAACTGATCGGCATTATGCTCGGCCTTGTTGTTGTTATTATCATTCTGACGTAGAAACTGGTTGAATACCGACACAACGTTTCGCTCTTCCACATCTACATTCTTCACCTCAGGAGCCATATACTGCTCTCGCATCATTCCCTTCATAGGAACCATCTTATCGGTGATAATGTCGCTGGATAGGGGAGCCATACCCTTCATCTCCATGTAGTCGTGTACTGTCATGGTGTGGCCATTGTACACCACCTCGTCCTCCAGCTGTCTACCCATGTAATAGTTAAGATCACGTTTAAACTTCAATCTCAGGCTACGCATATTTCCATAGTACAGATTGGCCTCATACACCATGTTAATATACTCGCTGCTGTTTGAAAAACGGGTATGATCGTAACCTCTGGAGGTGATAACTCCTTGCTCTGGCTGTCTGCTTGCGTCGTTATATAATCCTCTGCTGCTCATGATAAACTAATTTGTTCGCAAAAATACCTTTTATCGTGTGTATGCGCGTTATAAAACGTCAATTATTGACTTTTTACAACAGCCACTTTTTTGATAATACCTATCTTTGCGCATAATCGTAAAAAAGGCATTTATGGCAAAGAAAATCAAAGTTACAGAGTGCTGTGTTATCACCTCTGATGAAAAAGGACAGCGATCGCTGGTTGGCAAGGCTAAGGAAGCTCTTACCACACTCAGCAAGAATAAGGTAGACGTAACCATCTTCCTGGAGTCAACACCAAAGGAGGACGCAGAGAATTTCCTGAAAGAGAACAATGTTCCTTACAAGGATCTCATGACTGCCGATGACATCAAGGAAGGCGAAAAGCCTAAGTTCGATGCTGTTGTCATGGGTGACGGTAACGTCGTACTGCTGAAGAATGACTGGGAATGGTGCCTTAACCAGATCGTAGACAAGCTTTACGATAATGGCGAAAAGCCTATTCATAAGTCTGAACAGCAGAAGATGGACGAGCGCTTTAAGGATTATAAGCACTGGGCTGATCAGGCAAACGAGGCAAGAAAAAAGCGTAGTGCTGGTGACAGCGTGGCTATGGGTTAATATTCTTATCAGATGGTAGAAGTAAGTATCAGTATCACCAAGACTGACATCTTCCATATCTGCGAAGGTATCAGCGTAAGCATATCCCAGCATAACGGGGGTACGCCTACCTTTGAACAGCTATGGGCATCTGAGGGAGAATCAAAGAAGCTCGACATCTATTACAGAGAGGCCATTTCCGACCTGGAGAGACAGGTTGCTAAATGGCTCAAAGAAGATAGTACCAGTAAGTTTAATCTGAAGAACGACGCTGCTACAACATATTCCATCAAGTTTGATATGCCACTTGATTGGCCATTAAAGATGAAGGGTATCCTGGAAAACAAGATCCAGGATTATCTTGTTCATGCCGTGACTGCTGGTTGGCTTAACGATTTCGATGGAGTGACCATCAAACAGGACTACGCACAAATGGCCCTGCAGGATATTTCTGATATTCTGTATGTTCTTATGATGCGCGTTCTGAATGTAACTGGAGAGTCTGTAACAGCAGACGACAAGAATAAAGAATCGGCTACCGAATCATCTGCTGATGCCAGACGTACTGATGGTACAACAAAGAACGAAGGA